ATCAAGACGGCAGTTACCTGACCGAATACTTGAACGAGTCAGAGAATGAATACGCCAGACGCATAGCGCTAACCCCGCTAGATAACCACTGCAAGAACGTGGTTCACATCTACAGCTCATTTCTGTGGCGCACCCCACCTGTTCGTGTATACAACTCACTTGCTAGCAATCCGGCGCTTGAGCAGTTCATTGATGACGCAGACCTTGATGGTATGAGCCTCAACAGCTTTATGAAGCAGGCGCAAGTGTGGGCAAGTGTGTATGGCAATGTGTGGATCATTGTAGACAAGCCAGAGTCTAATGCCACGACAAGAGCAGAAGAACTAGACCAAGACATCAGGCCATACGTTTCACTGTTCACCCCAGAGAATGTATTTGATTGGAAGTGGGAGCGCACACGATCAGGCCGCTTTGAATTGACTTACCTAAAGCTGCGCGAGTCAGTAGACCGTGAAGACGCTACAACCAAAGTGAGTTATTTCCGGTTGTGGTACAAAGACCGCATTGAGTTCTGGAAGTCTGACGGCGACAAAGAAAGCAAGCTAGATGAGATGACCAACCCACTGGGTAAGATCCCAGCGGTATATCTACCGGCTGCGCGTGGCGTTAGTCGAGGCATTGGCATATCAGACCTTGCAGACATCAGCTACATGCAAAAGGCCATCTACTCAGAACTGTCTGAAATAGAGCAGTTGATTCGCATAAGTAACCACCCCTCCCTAGTTAAGACCTATGACACTGACGCAAGTGCGGGGGCGGGTTCAGTGATTAACGTGTCCGATGATATGGACGGCAAGGTGCAACCCTACTTGCTACAGCCATCAGGCCAGAACATAGACTCAATACGCGAGAGCATCAAAGACAAAGTTACTGCAATCAACCGCATGGCCCACATGGGCGCAGTCCGTGGCACTGAGGCAATCACTATGTCTGGCGTGGCTATGCAGACTGAGTTTCAAATGCTAAACGCCAAGCTGTCAGAGAAGGCAGACTTGCTTGAGTTAGCAGAGGAGCAGATGTGGACGTTTTTCTGCAACTGGCAGGACGTTAACCCAGACGTTGAAGTGTTCTATCCTGACTCATTCGACCTTCGTGATTACGACAAAGAACTAATGTTCTTGCAGCAAATGAAGGCTTCTGGTGTTCGCTCGGTTACGTTATCTCAAGAGGTAGATAAGCAGATTGCCGATTTAGTGTTAGACGATGAGAAACTAGCACAGTCACACCTAGAGATAGACCAAGGCACAACTACACTTGGTCAATTCGCCGTAGACGGTGAGGGCTAGAAATGGCAGCCGTGGATGACTACTCAGAGTTTCTTGAGCAGTTAGCAGACCAGCATCAGCGTAGGTTGTCTGATGCTCTGCAAACGCTAGAGAACCGGATCACTGGGTACATACAGTCAGCGCCAGAGACAGACGGGCAGTTGTTTGACCTAGAGTGGGCGGTGAGTGCGAGAACTGAGTTACGCACAGCCATAGAGCAAGACTTCTTGGAGGAAGTGCAGGACATTCTAGGCGATTACAGGAGCGTAGCAACGCGCCAGTTGGCTATGCTAAACAACTACGGGACTTTCACCGGAGTTGCGCAGGAGGCAATAGCGAGCCTTCAGCGGCTATCCTTTCAAGGCTTTGAGGCTTTGGCTAGTCAACAGCTAGATACACTTGCTACTGGGGTCTATCAATACTCACTGACCGGCGGCACGAAAGCGAAACTTATAGACAACTTGAGAGGGAGCATAAATGGAATCTATCAAGCAAGCGATCAAGAAGAAATTAACCGACTGGTTGAAATCGCTCAAGGGTCTACGGGAGCCACACAAAAGGCGGCAATTGATAAGCTGCATTCAGTCTACGCTTCTGATCGCCTCGGCAATAACCTACGGCGCTATGCGACAACTTATGCAACGGATTCGCTCAATCAATATTCGGCCTCGATAACCGCAGCAACTGCGCGAGAGCAAGGTATTGACAGCTTTGAGTATTACGGCGATGTCATACGCGACAGCCGTGAGTTTTGTAAGAAACACGTTGGCAAAACCTACACCGCTGATGAGATCACAGAAATATGGGCGGGGTCATGGGCGGGTAAGTCTCCCGGTGACCCTTTCATAGTGAGGGGCGGGTATAACTGCCGCCACCAATGGCTACCAAGAGTAGAGGAATAATATGTCCAAAGAATTAGACCGCGCTAGAAACCTATGCGCCAGACGACCAATACCGCCAGCAATTCGTGAGCTACTTGGCCCACTGGCTGATGCGGCACCTGAAGAAGAAAAGGCAGACTTTGACGACCTGTACACGATGGTTGATGAACTGCTCCCACTCCCCAAGAAAGGTAAGAAAAATGCCAAAGATGAACCCAAGCAAGTACGGCAAGAGCCTGAAGCAAATCAGCAAGAAGAAGAATAAGCGAAAGAAAAAATAACGGTTGACTTCTCTGTGAAGCTGCTATAATCCCCCCAACTCGAAAGAGGTGCGTTACATGAGCGACGAAATCATGGCTGAAAGCGTGGACACTGAGGCCACCGAAAATACCACTCAGGAAGTGAAGACCTTTTCACAAGAAGAACTTGACCGAATTGTTGCTGATCGTGTACAACGCGAAAAGCGCAAACTGGACAAGAAGCTAGAAGGCATTGACTTAGAAGAAGCTCGTCAACTCATGCTTGAGCGTGAACAGGCGACCATAGAACGCCAAAAAGAAAAAGGCGAGTTCGAGTCGATACTGAAGCAGACTGTTGAAAAGAAGGATATGGAAATATCGCAGTACAAGCAGCGGCTTGAAAGTACCCTCATAGATGGGTCGCTTTTATCGGCAGCTAGCAAGTACAACGCGGTTGAACCTAATCAAGTGGCTCAGTTGTTGCGTAGCAGTTTGAAACTTGCCGACGATGGTTCGGTTGAGGTTTTAGATAGCAACGGGACAGTGAGATACAACGAAAAGGCCGACCCACTCTCAGTTGATGAAGTGGTAGGTGATTTTCTAACGGCTAACCCTCATTTTGTCAGGGCCACCCCATCGGGTGCTGGGACATTAGGTAACGCTGGCGGCTCCACACAGAAGCCTCAATCTGTGGTTGATATGGTCGATAACTGGAATAACGGAGGGCGAGAAGCCTACCGCGCATTGCAGAAGAAGACTAAATAACCAATTTTTTGATTAAGGTATAAAACAATGGCTGCTACAACCAGTACAACCCTAGACGATCTATTTGCCAATATCATTGCTCAAGCTCGCTTTACCGCTGAGGAAGAGTCATTGATGCTTGGCCTTGTTACACGCTACGACATCGCAGGAAACGAAGGCAAAGTTATTCAGGTTCCTAAGTACCCAGCAATCACTGCTGCTGCTTTGACTGAAGGCACCGATATGACCAGCACAACTGTTTCAACTTCTTCTGTGGACATCACAGTTGCTGAGGTTGGCGCACAAGTAGTGTTGACTGACCTTGCTGCTATGGGTTCAGGTAACCCAGCACAAGAACTTGGCACCGTGCTAGGTAACGCAATTGCTACCAAGATGGACGTTGACCTGTTGGCATTGTTCGACGGCTTCAGCACTTCTATTGGCGCTGCTGCTCAAGAGATCACTGTTGCTGACTTGTTCAAGGCTGCTGCAACTCTGCGTAACGCGAAGGCGCAAGGCGATATTTTCGCTGTCGTGCATCCGTTCCACGCTTACCAGTTGAAAGCAAACCTGACCAATACGTTTGCTAACCCAAATGGTGGTGACGCGCAAAACACTGCAATGGCTAACTCTTACGTTGGAACAATTGCTGGCGTTGACATCTACGAGTCTGCCAACATTGTTATCGACGGTAACGACGATGCCAAAGGCGCAGTATTCTCCAGAGAAGCACTAGCTATCGCTATGAAGCGTGACTTCCAGATTGAGACACAGCGTGACGCATCACTAAGAGCATTTGAGCTAAACGCTACCGCCATTTATGGTGTTGGTGAGTTAGACGACACCTACGGTGTAGAGATGTTCTTCGACGCTGCCCTTTAAGGCGGTTTGGTTGGCCCCGTTCCGGCGGGGCTGACTGTTTTTTGAGGGTTATATGGCGATTACTTACCGAGGCGAAAGGTTCGAGGGTTATAACAAGCCCAAGCGCACTAGCAACCACCCAAACAAGAGTCACGCAGTATTGGCTAAAGAGGGTGAGAAGGTTCGACTCATCCGGTTCGGGCAGCAAGGCGCTGATAACAAACCCCCAAGAAAGAATGAGAGTGAGGCAGACAAAGCCAAGCGTAGGTCGTTCAAAGCGAGATTCGCCAAGGACATAGCCAAAGGTCGCAAAGACAAAACAGCATCAGCCGCTTATTGGGCTGACAAGGTGAAATGGTAGATGGCATTCTCAAACGACTCAGACTTAGTTGCACTTGTTCCTGACATTCTCACGTTTGGCATAACTTCGTTTGCCAGTGAGCACGCAAAGGCACAGGCAGACCTAGAGCGCACGATTAGAAACCAGTGGTGGTATAAGAAGGGTATCGCGGGGGAAATGAACCCAGCCTACCTGACGGACTCCCAGTGGACTTATTGCAACTCATATCTGGTGTTGTGGAAGTACGCCCTCCCTCAGTTAACTAACTGGGTACAAGATGACCGCTTTCTGAACATGATCGACTTCTACAAGAATCGGTATGAAGAAGAACTGGTTGCAGTATTTAATGATGGCGTTGAGTACGACGATGACAATAGCGGCACCATAGACGATGACGAGAAGAACATTGTCTCATTCGGGCGTTTAACCAGATGAGCATTGGCTTACGGGTAAACACCAAGCCTAAAGATCTGACCAAGATCACCAAAAAGCCGAAGCGTAATATATCTCGCGGAATCACTAAGGCTATTGGCAAGACTGGCACGCTAGGCAAGTCAATTATTCTTGACCGCACAAAGCTAGGCAAAGGGATAAACTCTGCTTTCAAACCGTACACTCCAGAATACATGGCTGTTTTGAGTGAAGAGGGCAAGCCTGATTCCCCTGTTGACTTGTACAATACAGGGCAGATGTTGCGTTCTATGCAAACCAAGCAACTCAACTCCCGCACCGCTCAGATATATTTTGACAACCCAGAAGCTGCGAAAAAGGCAGCGTTCAACAATGAGGCTCGACCATTCTTTGGGTTTAACCCAAAAGAAGAGCAAAGACTGTCTACATATTTCCGCAAGGAGATGAATAGATGAGTGTGAGAGAAAACATTGCTGCGAACTTAGTTACATCATTGCAGGCGATAACCTCGCCGATAACAGTTAAGTATGTGACTCGCGAGCCGTTTGAATTCGACAAACTGAGCAACGCGCAATACCCAGCAATCTTGGTGAGAACCACAAACGAAAA